CGGCCGCGCCCTCAGTATGGCAGAAACCCCGGATCTTCAGAAGCTACCGACCGGCCGGACTGCGATGTACATGGGCGACCGATGGCTAAAGACCACGAGGGGCTGGACTCGCGTGGGCGGGGCGCCCGGAAAACAAGATTTCAACTGGATTCTTAGTCGCCACTTTGATGTGCGTATGGAGCAGCCACCGGAGCTACGGGAGATCCTAGACGACATTGTGGAGTCCCGTCCCCAAACTGCGGTCAATGAGATTAAAGAACATGGCGGCTGGGGCAGCCTGCCGACGGACGTAGAGGCGCGCAAGATTGTAGCAAGGCATGTACGGCAGCGCGTGCAGCTCGGTAAGGCCACCACCAACGAAGTCGTGTGGCTGAACCTGAACGACATGCGGAAACCGAGATGAGCTGGCACACTGAGGCCGAACGAGAGTTTTGGAGGAGGCGTTGCTATGACAGCTTCTGGTGGTTCTTCAAGTACTGCTATGGTTACGACTTCAACCCCAAGGGCGCTCTCGGCCACCGACCCTGGCTCGCAGAGGGCACCCACAAGCAGGCATGTGATTGGTTCCAAAAACACGCGCTGGAGTGGTTGGAGGACCGAAAGCAGGGCAAAGCTCGGGCCAAGAAGCTCATCTGCGTGGTGCCTCGCGATTGGGGCAAGACAACGCTCTTTGCGCAAGCAGGCCAAATCTGGCTGCACCTGCATGATCCTGAGCTGGCGACTTATACAGGGTGTGAGACGATCACGCGGGCTCGTGAAGTGCTTAACGGTATCAAGGCTGTAATCACAGGCGATGATCCGTACAGTCGATACACCTGGTTGTACGGCCGCCAGGGGCCATCGCCCCGACGTAAGTGGAAGGTGGATGGGGTCGTCACAGCCGCGCGCACAAACCTGACCCGAAGAGACGATAGTTACGGCATCTGGGCCGTACAGTCCGGCATGGTGGGACTTCATCCCGACGGCGGTTTTTTTGACGACCCCAACACCTACGAGCGTATGGACAGACATTCCGACTGGCTCGACAATGTCTGGAACCACATGAGCACCCTGATCCCGGTATTTCAGATTGACGCTTTTTGGATGCTCACAGCGACCCGCTACGGCGACGGCGACCACATTGGCCGATCAGTCCAGCGCGGAGGCGTTCGCAGCATGGAAGGTATGCCGATGCCCGGCGTAAGCGTGGAGGGCACCGAAGGCATCTGGGATGTGTTCTACCTTGACGCAATCGACGAGAAGACCAACACCCTCGTCATGCCGCAGATTTGGGATTGGACCCGCATCAAAACCTTCGAGCGTGAGAACAGCGTGCGCTATTGGGCGCAGGTGCGCAACAACCCCACGCAGAACCCCTACAACACGCTCCCCCGCAGTGTGGCCGACCGCCTTTACATTGACCCCGAGAAGGTGGACTTCAAACGGCTGCGGGTGTCGTTGCATCTGGACACCGCGTTCAAGAATCCACGACGGCGCACCCGAGGTGACGACAACGTAATCTCGGGCTGTGGCCATGAGCAAAAGACCGGGAGGGTGATCTTCCTCGGCGCGAAGGTGAACAAGGATTGGGATAGCGATGAGTTCTGCAAAGCCCTGATTGAGCAAGTGAAGTACTGGCGCGCAAAAGCACTCCGAATCTCCTGCATAACGGATGAACAGGACATCGGCGGCAAGCCCGGCGTCTGGCCAGCACTTCTGAAGACCAAGTTCCGCGAAGCTAAGGTGGAGATGCCGGAGCTGCTGGTCCTGGACCGCGACAACAAGCGCAAGGAGGACTATCTCATCCAGGCCGCCGGGTTCTGGCGTGACGGCAAGATGGCCCTGCTGCGCAACGCGGAGAACGTGGACAAGCTAGTTGACCAGATGACCAAGATTGGCATGTCCGAGTTCAACGACGTAGCGGACGCGACCAAGGACTGCTTCAACAAGCAGGTCTACCAAATCGTGTGGGCGGCCAAGGCCGGGACCGCGGACCCCGCAGCCGCGAATCCTTTCGATGAAGTGCTAAAGCCGGGGCCGCGCGGTGAAGAAGCCGCGGAGAAGATCGCCGCGATGTACGCGCTACAGGAGGCGAACTACTCTGGACATCGCTTTGACGTGATCCAGATGGAGGCGGAAGATGTGCTATACTGATGACTTGGGGGCTGCGCGCTCTGGTGCCTCCCCAGAATGGCGTGCCGGCCCGCACGCTCGCCGCGCGCCCCCTTTATCTTGGTGAGGCAATGAGGGTATTGACATTTGACCTTGAGATCATCTCCTCACCAACAGAGCATCCGGAAGGCTGGGAAGGTGCGCGCCGTGGGGAGTGCGGAGTGAGCTGCGTAGCTGTACATGACAGCGCGATAGAGCGAACGCTGTTGTACAACGAGCATGACCTTGAAGAATGCGTCGAGCACCTGAATGATGCGGACCTGTTGCTTACGTTCAACGGCATTGAATTCGATACACCCTGCCTGGAAAGCATCACCGGCTACACCATCCTGCCGCAACAGTACGACATTCTCCATGAAATCTGGAAATCGCTCGGCAAGCGCCAGAAGGGCTACAAGTTGGGCGAGGTTTGCGAACGCTTGGAGCTGGGGGCCAAGACTTCGGACGGCAAGCGGGCCACAGATATGTACCGGGACGGCGACTTTGAGCACCTCTACAGCTATTGCCGTAACGATGTGCGCCTGACGCGCCGGCTTGGAGACTTCATCAACAAGCACGGCCATATCCTAACGCCCGACGGCGAAGAACTTCCTATGCCGCGCCCGATGGAGGCTTAATATGCCCACCACCTCTGAATCTTACGTTAATAGCCCCTTCTACGGCGGCATCACACGGGAGATGTTCATCAACCTCGTGATGGGCCGATTCAATGAATCCATTGATGATCTGCAAAAGTACTTCCGCAAGCTGCGAGAATACTACAACCTCTTCCGCTGCATTTACACTGGCGCCAAGCCCCCCTTCAAGAACGTCGTGATGCTGCCGCTGTTGCAGTCTGCCTGTTGGTCCGACGCGGCGAACAAGATGGCTATTCTCATGGGTGAGAATCGGGTCATCGAGATGGACCCGGAGGACGACGAATCCGGCCCATCCGCTCGACGCGCCGAGGCGCTGACGAACAAGCAGTTCTCTGAGATGCGGGCCTATGAGAAGATGCTGGACTTCCTAATGATTGGGGATGTCTATGGCACATCGATGCTGGAACACGGCTGGCGGGACGAATCGCGCCTGCATCGGGTCCGCAGAAGTCTGCTGGGCATCGAGTATGAGGAAGAGAGCCTGGTCAAAACCTTCAGCGGCCCGGACATCTCCATCATTGATCCGCTAGACTTCATCCCCCAGCGCGGCAAGCGTGACATCCCCTCGATGCTGTACGCCTTCAGCCGCAGTTGGGCCGATCTGGACGACATGGAGGAGCAGGTCTACACGGCGACCCAGCAGGGCAAAAAGCCCCCATTCGATCCTGCGGCGTTGGTTCAATTGCGGGACGTTCCGCTCTCCATCTCCGGCGCCCGCGATATGGAGGAGCGTCAGAGCGTTTGGCGGAGCTGGTCGGAGTTCCAGGCCCGCCGGCAGGAAAAGTACTCCAAGCCGGTCGAGATCATCAAGATGGTAGGTCTGGTTCCAAAAGAGTACGCGCCCGATGGTATTCGTCTGCGGGTCATGAAGATCGCGAACCGGAGCGTGCCGCTGCTTAATGAGCCTCTGCCGTTCTGGTCGATGGAGAAAAACTTCATCGCGCATAGTCCCATGCCGGACATGCATCACTTCCACGGCATCGGCAAGATCGAGCCGGTTGCGTCACTCGCAATGGCCGCGAACAAGCTGACGAGCAATCGACTTGATGTGCTGGATCTCGTGCTCCAGCCCGCGATGTTCGTGAGCGACACAACTGAGCTGGAGGCGCAGAACCTAGTGCTCTGGCCGGGACGGGTAATCAAGGTTCACGGCGAGACCGGGGACACGAACATCCGCCCCGTCCAGTTCGACCTGTCGGCCTATCCTCTCGTGGTGAACGAAGTGGAGGCCATCAGCCGTTACATTGACCAGGGCACCGGCATCCAGCGTGACACCATCATGGGGATGCTGAGTGGGGATCGCCAGACCGCGCGGGAGTTCCTTGGCCGCATGGAGCAGGCCCGGACCAGGCTGGGGCTAGAAACCCGGCTCTTTGAGATCCAGGTCATCGAGAAGCTGGCCGACGCCTGCCGGCAGCATACCCGTCAGTACGGCACCTTCCCGTACATGGTGTCGCTGATTGGCACCAACGCATCGTTCGACCCGGACACCGGCCAGCCGATACCCGATGAAACCGGCATGGTGTCGTTGGAGGACGTGAACGCGGACCACAGGATTCGCGCGGTCGGCGCCACCAACATGCTATCGAAGACAATGCAGCAGCAGACTTTCGTCACCGCGATGCAGACGATGCAGAACAACCCGTTCGCGCTGCAGAAAACGAATTGGGATGCGTTCCTTAGCCGCTGGTGGAGGGCCTTCGACTTCAACCCGCGGGAGATGATGCTGAAGCAGCCCAACATGCTGCCGCCGGAGGAAGGCGGAACGGCGGGCGCCATGCCGCAAGGGCCGGGACTTCCGCAATTGGGTGGTGGCGCTCTAGACACTCAAGATCCTCGCGTGATGCAATTGATGGCCGCAATGGGCGCGGACCAGCAGCAAAACGTCGGACAGTAGGGGGCGGCCTGAAAGAACTGGAAAAGGTTGAAGCTCTTAGCACCACGCTATTAAGCGCAGGATGGCTGAAGGTCATGCGGCCCGCGCTGATAGAAGAGAAAGATGCCGTGGTGGCTCAGTGGGTTAGCGGCAAGCGCACCAAGGAAACGGAGGGCATCACCGACGAGGGGCTGAAGCAGCGCGCCGCAGCCATCGCGTGGGTGCTCGGGTGGGAAGACATCGCCAAGACGGCGGCCGAACGACTACAGCAACAAAAGGCAATGGAGGATGCGACAGAGCCTCTAACTGACGGCCGCGGCCCATATGGGTAGCAAGCCGTGCTATACTGTATCTGTCACTCACCCCTAGGGTCCACCCCTAAAGGAGAATTCCATGTCGGTCAACCCGATGGAATCAGTCATCCCGCAGCCCCCGCAGACGCAAGCGACAACCGCGGCGCCCGCGCCAGAACTCCCGATCATGAAGAAGTATGGCGGGAATCTACAGGCTGTGGATCAAGGCTACTGGAATGCTGTGAACACGTTGAGTGCTACGCAAGCTGAAAGCCAGAAGAAGGACGAGCGCATCCAGCAACTGACGCAGGCGGTCATGCAACTAAGCGGCAATGGCGGTCAACCCGCCTTTTCCGATGACCCGCTGGCACCGCTGCAGACAGAGTTGGGGCTCCCGGTGGAGCCGTTTCGCAAGGGTATCCATCAGGAAGTCCTTTCCGCGGTTGAGCAGCTGCTTGGCCCCGTGCTTCAGCAGGCAAATGCCGAAGAGGCTTTGGCGGTGGAGATTCCGAACTTCGATACCGTCAAGTCCGATACTCGGCGATTCCTGTCAAGCAATCCAGAAGTCAGCAAACTTTTCGGAGAGCTGCGCAAGGCCGATCCCATCATGGCGTGGAAGTACGCCATCCGGGAAATGGCCATGTCAAGGGCGGGCGGCGCGCCTGAAGTTCCACCGACCGCAGGAGTTGGTGGTGGGATGACTCCGACCGGAAGGGGCGCGGCAACTGCCGGCCCCAGCAACGAGGAGCGGCAGACGCAGGCTTGGGATTACTACAAGCAGTATGGTGATTCCCGTCCCGCGCTCGACGAACGGTTTAAGGGGACTAGCGTAGAGCGGCAGGTCACTGCCACTTTGCGTCAAATGGGACTATTGCCACCGGAAGGTGGCTCAACTGTAGGGTGGTGAGTTACTAAATGGCACAGACAGGAGCTGGGCTGTACGCTGGCGGTGGTTTTCAGGCTGCTGCATCAGGGATCTATCTTCGAGAGGATCTCATTGATGTAGTGCAGAACCTGGATAAGAACAAGGAAGCCGCAGTGTTCATGTCCATTTCTAAGACCACGGCCAATGGTATGGTTCACGGCTGGGAGCTGGATACGCTTCCGGCAGTGAACACCGGCGGTTCCGTGGAAGGTGAAGATTGGGCCTCAGCGGCTCTAAGCGGGCGTATTCGGCTTCAGAACGCGGTCCAAAACTTCAAGTTCAATGTTGGTGTGTCTTTGGACTCTCTGGAGTACAGTCTTAAGGGGCAGGCCCCTGGTGTTGGTAATGAGTACCAGCATCAGATCAGCCGGCATCTTATGGCTCTAGAGCAGTCCATTGATGCTAGAATGGTAGCAACTGGAACCGCGGTGGCCTCTGCCAGCGCAACGGGCTCCGGCTCGACAGCGTTGATGGGCGCACTTCGTAGCTTCCAGGTGTCCGCGACGGGTGCGGCTGGGACTGCTGAATCTGCGGCAGTGACGAACTGTTGCCAGATCAACATTCTTGGCGCATGGAGTCGCTCGCGCTTCCTGGCGTTGCATGAGTTCATGTTCGGCCTGGGTGCGAACCCGGATACCCTGGTGGTTGACCCCGGTGTTAAGGGCGACATCACCAATGATATTCTGGGCGAAGCGGCTGCAACTGCAATCAGGCAGGTTCACTTTGATAACAGCGCGTCGGAGTTCACGCAGAACATTCAGTTCATGCGGACGGACTACGGCCGTGTTGCGATCCTGGTGGATCGGTTCGTTCCTACCGCTGTGACAGCGACGAACTCGCTGGCCGGTGGTGCGTACTTCTTGTTCGACAGGGCTGCGGTTCGGCTCGCCTTCTGGCGTCCGATTCGGCACTATCCGCTGCCTCCGAACGGTGAAGCTGCGCGTGGGTACGTTCACAGTGGTGCGACCATCGAGGTGCTTTCTCCGAGAGCACTTGGGGTTGCGTACAACATCACCACATAGTAGATGGTTGGTGGGGGGTGGGAGCAATCCCACCCCTACACCAAACAGCACGAAAGCGCCATGTACTTCGTAACCAACCACAACCGAAAGATCGCGGAGTGGACCGCTCCAGGTGAGCTGGAAGGGCTGATTGATGATCTCGAACCACAGCTTGAGCGTAACATGCTGGCGCGAAAGATCATGGCGGAGAAAGATTCTGGCCGGCCGGGACATTACTACGGCCGCAGCATGGTGATTGAGGGCGAAATCCCCGCGGCGGCGTTCGCGGTCGCGGCAGCAGAGTTTGGGGGCGACCCGGATTGGTGGAAGGACGACGCGAAGTTTCAGGACTATCTCAAGAGGCATCCTGACTACAGTTGGCTTAACGGATAGGGGGCGTAGTGGCGGGCTATCGGGCATACTCGAATGTGGGGACCAGAGTTGCGGCAACAAACTACTATCGGCAGACGCTTCCGCTGGCAACAATGGAAAAGCTGGGCCTGCCACTTACGGCGATCCTGGACGATAACGACGCGATGATAACGCCGCAGCTTCGCGCGGCGCTCTACCTAGAGAGCGATTTCTCATTGATGTACCAATGCACCGGCCAGCAGCCCATCTCCTTCATGGAGGTCGGTAAGAAGCTAAAGCCCATGAAGGACAATGAGGGCCAGATGCGATGGCCGCCCACCTTCATCCTGGACAGTGACGATGACATCTTCAACGTCATGCCACTGAACGTCACCTACGGCTCGCTGGGCACCCGGCGCTGGGACGGCACGCCGCTAGAGGACGGCGACGAGGTAGGCATCGCGCATCCTGCGGAAGTCCCCGGACCTGATGTGCAGAACAAGCTGACGGCTGCCAGCCCCTATCCACTCGTCGGCTCCAAGGCGACATTGGACGGCCGGAAGTACATCTACGACGCTGATGCTCAATGGCACGCCCACTTCTCCATGTGGCGGGACGGGGTGAACATCAACATCTCTCAGAACAAGGAGCGGGTAGAGAACTGGCGGAAGGCGCTGAAGCTGGCGAACCTCATCACCGTTAGCACGCCACGGGTGAAGGCCGCCATCGAGCGTGAGTGTGGCGAAGGGCTCCCCATCTTCGTCTCCCCCAACTCCATCGACTTCACCGAGTACCAGGAGATCGAATTGCGGGAGCATCCAGGTGAGGTACGGATTCTCTGGGAGGGCAGCGCGTCCCATCATGAGGGACTCTGGCCCCTCAACAAGACGCTCGGGCGCTTGGCGGAGAAGTATCCGCAGACGACCTGGTACTTCTTTGGCGCGCCCTACAAGTGGGCGACCGAACATCTGCCTGCAGACCGTGTCCGCATGATTCCGTGGGTAGAGTATCAGGCGTACAAACTGCGGCTCTCGACGCTCAACCATGACATTAACCTGGCGCCGCTGGCGCCCAGCATCTTCAACGACAGCCGCAGTGCCATCCGTTGGTATGAGAACAGCGTGATCTGGAAGCCGGCGGCCACCATCGCCCAGAAATGGGGCGCATACCGCGACGAGATTGAGGAAGGCCAAACCGGCCTGCTGTTTGAGACCCCCGAGGAGCTGGAGACCAAGCTGGGTGGGCTGATCGAAGATGCCAAGCTCCGGCAGACGTTGGCCTCAAACGCTAAGGATTGGGTCCGCACCCACCGGGACACGAAGCGGATTGCGCTGCGACTCTACAACAAGTGGGCCGAAGTGCGCGAGGAGCAAAAGCTGGTGATGCCGATTGGAGAGGAAACAGAGGAGCCCGTAAGTGCCAACACTTGATAGTGCATCATTTCCTGGGCCGATGAGTCAGATGACGTGGTTGACTGCTATCCGGCGTATTGCTGGTGCGGTATCCATGAAGGGGCAGCCGGACGCACAACAAGCAGCGCGCGAGGCCCTAAGTGAGACACTTCAGGATTGGGATACCCGCAGGGACTGGAAGTTCACCCAGGTGGTGGCTCCAGACATCAGCCTGACGCCGGGGACCACAACTGTTGATCTTCCCGCGGCCTTCAAGAAGCCCTATGCTGCGTACCTTGTAGCCAGCAAACGACCACTCTGGTACGCAGAGCGCGCGAACTGGCACCGAGTGCTCCCTGGCTACACCAGCCAAAGCATCCCGCAGTGGTATGCGCTCTTCAATGAGCTGTCTACCGGCAAGGCAGACATCTTCCCCACTTGCGGGATTACGGACACGCTAGTGATGTTGTACTATCGGCCCATGATTTATGAGGATAGCGATAGCGCATTTTTGGACATACCGGCTCGCTGGGAAGGCTACGTCACTCGCGGTGCAAAGGCATTGCTGACGCTCGGCAAGGGCAGCCAAAAGTCCGACCGCTACTTCGATCTATATGAAATGGGACTCAAGAAGGCAAAAGAAGACGACCAGCGGGTGCCGGATCAGTTCATCAGCTTCCAGCCGCCGGATGGGCAGATGCAGCCGTACTGGAATCCAAATTCAACATGGGAAAGCGTGGTGGGATAAGTGGCTCTAACCCAGCTTCGTAAATACAGCACGACATTCTATAAGGACAAGAGTGCGTCCGATGTAGCCCAGATCCCCGCGGGCAGCGCCACAGTCAATGTGTACAAGCAAGGGGCTACAGTAACTTCCGGCAACACAGTAACGCCCGGAGGCATCACACTTTCCGTTCGCAGTATCGGTAGTCTGATAGTGGGTAGTACTGTCCAACGTGGCGTAGTTAGCGCCGACCAGATGACGGTGGATAGTCTGGTTAGTGATACCAGCATCACCATCCATTCCACAACTGGATCAAGTATCACTTTGAGTGCGGGCGATAGATTGGTGCCCTACTCCAATCGACCAACGCTCTACTCAGAATCTACCGGCGTAGCTTCAGTCGCCAACCCTACTAGTACTGACGCCGCGGGCTACGTTAGGGTCTATCTTACGGATCAGGTTTTTGATGTCATTATTAGCGGGAGCGGTCTAGTAGCCATATTGTATGTCGATGAGGAGAGTGGCATCGTAGTGCCCCGACGCACCCACTACAATGTGTTGGACTTCGCTAATGTTGCGACTGCCATTGCATCACTTCCGTCCGGAGCAAGGCTGTACTTTCCGAGTTCTGGGGGACCGTACACCCCCCCTACCGCAGCTGGTTGGGCCATTACTAACCCACTTACACTTTTTGGAGATACTGCCGGGCAGGATGCTGGAGGTACCGTCGGTACTATTATTAGGCCCTTTTCTAATCTTGGAGATACGAAAAATAGTAGAGTGTTTGATGTTCAGGCCAGTGGAGTAACGTTCGAGAACCTGCAAATTTCGGCAGCTTCACAGCCTGCTAGTATCGGAACTGGTGATGGTATCTACCTTGATGCTAATGCTGTCATCAGAAGCAGTATTAAGATCATCAGATGCCAAATAAGCAATATGGGTAGGTCTGGAATTAGAATGGTTGGGACCAATGGAGGATCAATCAATCTCCTGGAGATTCTTTACACTGTTTGCACCAATAACATGGACAGTGGTGCATATCTTGTATCAATACCAAGCAGTACTATAGAAGGTGGATACTATTCAGCCAACAAACTTTTTGGTATCTACATCGAAGCTGCCAGTACGCGCTTACTAAACATCCCCATTGAGGGAAATCAAGCAAATGGGACTAACGTCGCCTTCGATACACAACTTCGTCTCAAATTGTGTAATGGGGTAGCAGTGATCGGTTGTTACTTTGAGGGATTTAGCCAAACTACTTGCAAAACAGCCATTACAATAGAAAACTGTTATGGGGCAGTAGTCGAGGGTTGTATACTTACCCTAGCTTCTGCTGCTGCGGGAACTAGGGGTATATTTATTACAGGAACCTCTCGTGGTTGTGTAATTGGGACTAATGCTTGGGATAGGGTAGATACTCTAGTACAAGTAAATGCTGGGGATAATTGTAACGGTATTGTTGTAGCACCGCAGGGAGTTAGGTCGTTTGACGCAACTAATGGTAGAGGAATTATTACTATACCAGCAGAAGGTAGTGGAACGGCCAATGACTCTGGGTATAATGTCGCATTTCCAACATTAGGTGTAACAACAGCCGCTAAGGCGAATAAAGTAGCCGGCATTCTCCTTCCTATGGTAAATAATATCACCGAGATTGAATCGGCTAAGTTGCAGGCCGGATTGCTTGTATATGACCATTCAGCCACATCTCTAAAGATATACAACGGCACGGCCTGGGAAACAGTTACTTCGGCCTAATGCCTGCAATCGACAACTACAGCGGAACTATAAATGCCAGCCCAGCCTGAACTCATCAACGTCGGATTGGCCCTCTCCCGAGACGCCAGCCTCCTTCAGCCGGGAGAGCTATCTGCCGCAGAGGACGTAATGGCCTCCCCCGGCGGGACATCTCTACAGAAAGCCCCCGGCCGGCTTGCATTTGGCTCCATTGTTGACAGCATTGACGGCCTTGGCTTCTGCAACTTCGATTCCGCAGAATCAAAGCTGGCTATTGTTGCAGATGGTAGCTATCACCTTGCGACTGCGGGGGAGAGCGGGTCGTTTGTGGAGCTGACGACGGGAGCCGGCACTACGCTTGATGTGGTAAGCACGCAGGACAAGGTGATCTTGCTATCCGGCGGCACCACGAACCGGGTATTGTTGCCTAATGGGACTTCCAGGCCGCACGGACTGCGGCCCGTTGCGATTGCACCTGGGCTGATCCATACGGCTACTGGTGGCACATGGCCGCTTGGCGCCACCTCTGTTCCTGGCTTCTACGAGTATTGGACAAGCGAGGTGTACAAGTCTGGAGCGGACGCAACGGCGTCAGACTATGATGAAGTGGAAAGTACATTTGAAGGTACAACTTCAACACTCCAAGTGACCGCCATAACCAGCTATGTCACTATCACCCGGCCGAACGTAACTAATCCCGACGCTACTCACTGGCGGATCTACCGCTCCGACAAGAAGGACGCATTCTTTCAGACATCCTTCCCGCTCGGCTTCCTCATCGCAGATGTTCCGATCAATACTGTGGAGTTCAATGACGGCCTTACTATAACGTCCTCCTTTACGTCACCTACGATAGCCGTAGCGGCGACGGCATTTCCATCTTCCATCCCCATTGCTCCCTATGTGGACGTGGTGATGGCCACATGGATTGATCCAGGTGACGTAACAACCGATGACGCGAACACCACAACCTCCCCACTTCTACTAACAACCCGCATTGAGCATGGTGGTGGGGATATGACTATGGCGGGCATCGAGTGTAGTAACTTCGGGTTTACTAATATCGGAAGCCCAATTACAAGCATTCAGGTGAAAGTAGAAGGTAGTCGCTCCAATAATACTACTTTGTCAGCATATCTTTCTTCCGATAATGGGACTTCGTGGGCAGGTGGGGTCGCTATTCCGCTGACTACGAGTAACGCTACCGTAACGGTAGATGGGGGGCAGTGGGGTCGCGTATGGAACGGCGGCGAGTTTGTAAATGGGTCTTTCAAGCTCCTGCTGCTTGGGACCGGCCCGGTCAACTCAGGGAGCGGAACCATCACTCTTGATTATGCCCAAGTCGCTGTTACACACAGCGGCTCAACAGCGCAGCAGGTTGTAGCATTCCCCAGCATCGAGCTGCTAATTGGCGGGGAACGGTTCCCGCGTGGGGCTAATGGCGCACCGCCGAGGGCCACAACCGGAGACATATTTCAGGGTGCAATGCTGATGAACGATGTGGAGAATCCTACCCACGTCGCTTGGACCATTCCCGGCACAATCGACTATTCTCCGGTTGAGTACCGTGCAGCTCTGGAGGACAAGGTTAAGTGCATTCGATCCCTCGGAGACGTTGCAGTGGTAGGGGGCCAAAGCAGCCTAACACGATTTCACTTCCTTCCTGTTGCGGAAGACCCCGAGTTCAACACCGGCCGCGCGATCATTATGTTCGACACTGAGGGCGGTGTTGGCAATAACAAGGCGATGGTACGCTTCCTGCTGAATGGCCGGCTGATGCTCTTTTACATCAGCCAGCATTCACTCCGCATGACGGACGGCTACCAAACCATGACGGCGACGGACGACATCTCCTGGACGAAGTTGGTGCTGGAGGATCGTGCGGCCGAGTGCTTCGTGGAGAACAATCCACGAAACCAGGAACTGCTTGTCCACTTTCCATCCGCGAGTGGAGCGGTGGACCGGATGCTGCGCCTGAGCTATGATCCACTCCATCTCAAGAACGGCAAATTGCGGGTCATTGGCATTACCAACTACGGTGCGAACGCGGCCACAGCCGGCACGCTCTCAACTGGCAAGCAGGTGCTTTACACCGCCAAGGGCAGCAGTGTCTACACTGAGAACAGAGGACTGACCGACGGCTCGGGGGGCTCCATCACTCCGCGGATCACCACCCGTGAGATCCATCTAGCCGGCCTGGGCAGTTCATGGGAGCTACCTAAGATCGGCGTCCATCAGCAGGGCGGCGGCGGAGTCCTGCGAACCTATGCAACCACCTCGCTGGCAAACTGGCCCGATACCCCCACGGACCCGCAGACGAGCGCAATGGACAATCGGGGCCTGCTCATCATCGACACGGCATCCGGTGGCGATGGCATCAAGTTGACGCTTGAAGGTGACGATGACGGGCTGCCGTGGGAGATTGACTACCTCGTGCTTTACCCACTCGGCCAGGATGATTCGGCCCCACTGACACGATGAGAACCTTCCCCGGACTAAAGCTGTCCATCTTCACGCCTGAGCAGCGTGACCAGTTGAAGATCGTTGACGACATGCTTCGGCAGGTCAGCGGCGGGCTCGCGCGCTCAATTCAAACCGGGCAGTCTCCCGCAGCAAACCCCATTCCCTCACTCTCCAATCCAACAGGCCCGCCGCCACAATCAGGCACGCCGGTTGCGACTGCGGGGGATCTGCTGTACGGCCTATCGGGAGGCTCTTGGGCCAAACTGCCGATTGGGACTCCCGGCCATGTTCTGACAGCTCTTGCGACTGCGCCGGCTTGGGGCGCTGTTAGCGTAGACTTTGCGCGTACCTGGTCAACTCTTCAGACCTTCAAGGACACTACATTCAAGCTGGTGGACGATGGGGACGCCACCAAGACTACTGTGTTCTCTCTTGGGGGCGCATCCGCGGGGGCGGACCTGACTATCGCGTGGGTGGGGACCGCAGACCGAACCCTGTCGATGCCGGATGTGACCGGAAGCCTGCAAACTGTGACGGGGTATCCGTCCTTCGGGTTCGATTCGTTCGGCCAGATTGATGCGTCGGTTATCACCAAGCCGCTCGGCCTCTCTGGGGTGCTTGTTGTCAGCAATGTAGCTCTAACTTCAGGACGTGTCCCCTTCGCCAGCACAGGTGGTATACTCATTAACGACGCGGATTTGACGTTTGCTACAGACACGCTGACGGCAACCAAGATGGTAGGCACGACCAGCGTAAAGGTGGGGACGGCGGCGGGCTACATTTCAAGCGATGGCTCTACAGGAGCCACAGGATCGTTCACATCAGTTGATTCAAAAACCATGACCGTGAAAGATGGGATAATCACCAGCATCGTTTAGGGAGGGTAAGGGGCATGATTACGACTACGAAGGGAGACATGGATGAGACTCTACTTGACAAGCGTGAGGGAGTTTTGGACAATGACAATGAGTACACGACATGGGTTGAGTACCGCTTGCCGGACACCGATGAGGTGATCCATCGCTCTGCCCATGTCTCACTCAAAACGGCCGTATTCTCGCTTGGCGAGACGGCACAACTAGGATAGGAGGGTACACCTTTGGCTAATACCCAGGCAATGTGCACAAGTTTCAAGGCGCAGCTTCTAAATGGACACCACCAGTTCGGTTCGCCAACGCTGGTGTCCAGGACGAGTCTGACAGCACCGACGCCAGATTCATTTAAGGCGGCGCTCTATCTCGCCACGGGCGCGCGCGGGGCGGCGACCACCGTATACAGCGTGACGGACGAGGTGTCGGGGACCAACTACACTGCCGGCGGTGTGGCCCTAACGGGCGCACAGGATTGGATTGAGCCGTCCAGTTCTGGCACTACCGCATTCTCAACCCCGACCGCTAACATCGTCTACACAACGGTCACGCTGTCAACCGCCTTCGATGCGGTGCTGATCTACAACAGCACGCAAGGTGACAAGGCAGTAAGCGTCCACACGTTCGGGTCGCAGACCATCACTGCCGGCACGTTGACGCTGACGATGCCGACGAATGACGCGACGACTGGACTCATCCGCCTCGCGTAGATTGATGGCGGTATAAACAATGGCGATTACACACGACGCCGCGACTGAGTCGTCTACCTGGACGACGACGCCCGATCCATTCACGTTTAGCCACACGCCAAGCGGAACTCCGCGTGGCGTGTTGGTATTGATCGCCCAATCAGGAGACTCGGACTTCAGCATCATAGACGTGACCTACGGCGGGGTCACGATGTCGTTCATTGATAGTGCCCCAGACCTGATCGGCGAGCCTGGTCGTAGTTATATATTCCACCTCGGCGCGGGCATTCCCACCGGAACTCAGACAGTTTCCATTGACCATAATGGAAGCACGGCCGTCAAGATTGCAACTTGCGTAACCTTGGCTGCTGATGCAGACACGTCGGTTGCGGCGTCTGGGACCGTCGAGGGGAACACAGCCGACCCCAGCGTTGCCTTAGATTCAGGCTCCAACCCAGCTCTGCGTTACTGCGTGATATTCTCCGGCCTCGTCTCCCCGGCCCGCCTCACGATACTATCGGGGATGACGGCCATAACTGACCATGACTACGGAGCAACATGTGCAAGGGCCGACCGCCAGACGACTGCGGGGTCGGGTAGTTTCACCATTGGATATACAGCCGCTTCCGATGATGTAGGAATGGTCGCTGCAGCAATCAGGGAAACCAGTGCCTCAATTGGGATCACAAACACTGTGGCGGCCTCTGCGATAGGTACTCTCGCCCTAGCGTTAAGCCTCACCCTTTCCGGCATCTCACCCACAACCTCAGTCGGCTCTCTAGTCTCCAACAGAGCCTTGACGCTTACGGGTGTTACGGCCACTGGTGCGGCAGGTGCAGCAGCGCCTAACATCTCGCTTACGCTGTCTGGGCTAACGACAACTGCGGCGGTAGGAACAACAGGCTACACAGTAGTACTAGGAACCTCCGGCGTTGTAGCTACCATATCTCCTGGTACTGTGGCGCTGTCCATGTCCGTACCTGCCGCTGGCGTTACAACTGCTGGGTCGGCTGGTTCTATTGTCTACTCAACGAATATACCCATCATAGGTGTTACTGCCACAGGGACGGCAGACACTGTAACCTATTCAGTTGGCGGCGCGGACACTTTTTTCACCTTTGGCTCGATAACACACTTTATTGCTTATCCTGGAACATCTGTCTACCTTGAAGCCATACTCAAGACCAGCGATGCGGCACGCCCAACCAAGGCCAGGCTGTACAACATCACAGATGCGATTGTGGTGGCAGGGTCCACAATTTCAACTACCAGCCTGACTTCCGCCCGCATTCGCTCTGGATCGTTGGCATTGAATGCTACCGCAAAAGAGTATCGGGTGGAGTTTGGGGGCGAAACTGACAGTGCTCCGACACATACGATCTATTCCGCGGATCTTATTTTCGGATAGGCCCGCCTCATGATTGTTTCTGCTGCACTAGCAATTACACTTTGTAGTTGCAACTACACCGGGGATAGGAGGCAGCTATGGCTTTCCCAAAGGTAGCCACCACCAATACTAGTTCTCAGGGCAGCAACACTGAGACCCACATAGTAAATCTGCCGACGGGGGTTGCCAGCGGCAATCTTCTGATCGTCTTTTTCACGGTGGATGGTACTGGCTCGACGCTCGGTTGGCCTGCAGGCTGGACTGCGCTTTTAGCTGAAGGCGGTTCGGGGATGGTGACCTCGGCCCGCTACCG